TTGTATGTTAATAGAACTGTTAATCCTGTGACAATTAGTCATGTTGATACAGAAGTTACAGAAACTGTCTGGGCTTACGATAAAGTCAAAGATATTCTTCAATATATCATCAATAATACTCTCTGGTCTGTTTCTGGCAGTCATGGCGTAAGACAAATCACTGATACCACAATTACTGATTCTTCAACATCATCCTTTACCACAATTCAACCATCAGCAATTTCGTATGATGCTGCTACTGGTGATATGGTTATGACATCAGGCGGTCATGGATTAACGACAGCAAATACAATCGCTATTGCTGCAGAGTCATTGACATTCACATGTGCCAGTGATGGTAATGAGAGAGAATTGGTTCATCCTCGTGTGAGTGATACTAGAGCATATAATCAGGTTCTTGCAATCACTGCGGTTACAACCGATACTTTCACTGTCAATGTCGGAGCATCTCCAACTGAGCAGCAGTATGGTCATACATTTGTAAGTGCATCTTCTAATGCGGTTACAGTTCTTGATTACAGTACAGGTGATTGTGCTGATGTATATTCCACGATTGGCAACCTTCTGGATATCCTTACAGATACCCTTGAGCAAGCAGATCTTGGTACTCCTGTAGATCACTTGGCAACTATCACTAAGGTAGAAACCAATTATGAATTTGTTGGCGCTACTGTAAATGCATTCCTCGAAGTTCCGTTTACCACCACATATCATAGTGCTGCTTCGGATGTCTTATATACCAATAGGATTGACGTTTCTGCTCGTGGAAGATTCCGTGATGCTTCAAATCTTATCAATTCAAATGCTGCAGTTATTGTTGATAAAGCAGCACATGATATGCTCACTAGGTATCCAGATCTTGCTGTTGATATGCCTAGAAACGCTGCTGGTGGCAGCACCGATGGAACTCTTCGCTGTAAGACTGACTTAGGTCTGATCTTATCAGGAATGGCGAAAGATATTTACGATGGAGGAAACTTCTTCACTGTTCAGGCTGCTAACTTCTATATTGGTGAAAACGATGAACTTAGACATATTCGTCTGCAAGTATGGCAGTCGGTATATGCTCATGAGAGACTTGGATTCTACGCTAAGCAAGCAGTTACAGGCGATCTAACTTATGACAATACTGACAATATTATCGTTGGTGATTGGGGTATTACTAATGACGCAGGCAACTGTGCAAATGTCCAATCCGCTATCGATACATTAGTTAGCACTATCAATGATATCATCGCTCCAACTAGCGAAGACTTCAATATTGCTGGTGACAGACTGTACTTCAACCGCGAATATATTGCAGAAGAAATTACAGGTCTTACTGCAGCATATTTGACATATCAAGTCGATAACTCAAATCAAGTAGCATACACATATGACACTGCTAAGTGTGAGCGTGATATTAAGTTACTGATTACTGCAATCATCTCCGACCTACAGACAGGTGGTAATAACAGTACAGTTGATAACATGAATCTGTACTTAACTGCTAATGGAGAACTGAATCATGTAGAAGAAGAACTTCTTCCTACAGTATTTGCCTTTGAGCAGATTAGAACACTTGGTGAAAAAGCAATAAGAAATCTTCTATATGATTCAGGTGCAACTGTAAGTGGAGATCAATATTCTGCTATTTTCAGTGATAACACTGCATATAGAGATACTGAAGTTCCTACAGATATTGATCAAGCAGTTTGGAGACTTCGCGATCTAGTTGATATTGTTACCAAAGGTCTTGCGCCTTCAGGTAATTCAGTTAGAAATGCCGTCAAGAACTTCTACTTCAATCTTAAGTACTATAAGGATGAAATTGGAGCACAGATTGATAGTCAGTTTGGTTCTGGTTCTTGGATATATGATTCGTTCCTTGAAGAAACTGCAAACAATATTGCAGCAGATAGTATCACAACAGATACAAGTTCTGCAAATACTATTGTTGCTTACGAAATCTCACTTTCTAACATTGTTGGAGACTTCACAGTAGGAGAAACCGTAACATCTAGTAATGGCACCACTGCTCAAGTACTTGAGTTTGATAAAGACAATCAGTCAATGTATGTTGGTACTTTCTCATCTACTGCTTGGGCAGTTGCTAATACTCTGACGGGCGGAAGTAGTACTGCAACTGCAACTATTGCTGCACCATATGGATCTGTAGTATTTGATGGAACTGGCGACTACTTGCAAACTGCTGGTATTGCACTTGGAACTGGCAACTTTACTCTTGAAGGATGGATCCGTCGTGTTGACACAAATACAAACTTCTACGTATCTGGGTCAACCACTAATGACTTTGGATTCTTCGTGGGAGCAGGTTCTTCTAATATCGGTTTCTACGGTGGAAGTAGTGCTAACTTTGTTAATCTCACTAACACTACTATCAATGTTTCTGGTGGTAGATGGTATCATGTTGCTGTCGTAAGAGAAGGAACGGGTGCTAACCAAACTTCAATCTATATCGACGGTATTCTTCAAGGTAGTGGAACTGTAGCAACTAACTATGGTTCTACTGCAATCCTCGTAGGTTCGAGTACGACTACTACTGAATATTCCGCTGGAAACATTTCCGACTGGAGATTGTCTAGCGTTGCTGTTTATCCGAAAGGAACTACGGCAATTGGAGAAAAACTGTTCGCGCTTCCTACAAGACCATTTGTTGCAGCAGACGTTACTGAAACTGAACTTCTATTATGTCAAGGTAATACTATTCAAGATAATGGACCTAACACGGTCTCTGTAACTGCTTATGGTGATGCTGCTCCTGCTACAATATCACCATTTGGTACTTTCCCTGGCGTTTCTAATTCCTTTGATTGGTATAACAGTGTCACTAATGTTGAGATTCTTGCTCAAGCAAGGGCAATCAGTTCGCCAGTCACAGGAGAAGTTAGCAGTGCAAATCTCTGGACTAATCCAGAAAATCTAAATGCATCTAATTATACCTCTAACTTAGTAGGTTATTACAATAATGCTACCAGTGCTCCTGATGGAACACAAACTGCTGAAAAACTCTATGCCACAGGTACTGGAGTACACTCACTAACTAGAGATTTCAACCTAACTTCATTTGAAACCTTTGATAACTCAACGGTAACATTTGATAGTGGCACTGAAACATTCGATACTGGATTTGGTGGTATTAATGAGCAGCAGTCATTTACATTGTCGGCATTCTTTAAGAAAGCAGAACTTGATAGTCTCAACTTTAAACTTTCTTTGGATAATCAGTCG